CAGCAGCAGCAGCATCTTTTGAGGCTTGAAAGGCTTGTTTATCAAATCCACGAAAAGGATCAAATCCAGTCTTGGGAGCGTTCTTTGTGGCGGTGCTAGGTTTTCCGGTAGGGGCGGACATTACTTGACCGACTCCTGCTGACGTACCCGCAAAGTTTGCCAGACTTGGAACAATTCCTGCTGCAAATTGTTTTGCGCCTTTGACAGCCCCCGGCAAAGCGACAGCGCCTGCTGCAAGCAATCCAATCAAAGGGCCAAATCTTGCGAATAGAGGAATGATGGCTTTGTTGGTCAGGGCTGAGTATGTGGCTAGTGATTTGAACCCTAGTGCAAGGGTGCCGATGGCTGTGGCAAATTGTATGGTCTCGTCTTTGTGGTTGGCAATAAGTGTAAAGAATTGTTCTAGTTTGGGAATGCCAGTATTGACAAGGAAGTCCCCTAGTTTGACCAAATAGGGCAGCAATTTTTCCCCCACTTGAACTTGTAGTTCTTCAAATTTGGCTGCAAGGATTTGTAGTTTGCCTGAGTATGTTCCCGCATAGGCGGTTGCCTGCCCACCGATTTTGGCGTTGAGCATGCCGATGGCTTTGTCGAACGCTTCAGCAGGTTTGAGTGTCTTGTCTAGTTTGATGCCAAAAATGGATAAGGCTTTGGAACTACCGCCAAAGGCCGCACCTAGTTTGGCTGCACCATCGGCTAGGCCTGTGTTCAAGTATCGCGCGGCGTCGGCTGAGGCACCCATGAGACTTTGTGCCTTTTCGAGACTTCCGGTAATGGTTACAAGATTGGCAAGGGCTTCGGCTGTTGCTGCCCCTTGAAAACCAAGGTTGGACATTTGTTCGGTAGTATTTTTGATTGATGCGCCATTGAGGGCTGATGCTTTACCTACCGAGTTCAATGCCACCGAAAGTTTGGCGTTCGCGGTTTCCATTTTGACTGCCGCTTGAACTGATCGGCGTGCGAATTCTCCGACGGCTACGCTTGCGCCGAGTTTTGCCAGCGTACTGTTGAGCCCATGTGCTTGGAACCTGAGACTCTTGAGTCCCTTTTCAGCCTTCTTGAACCCAGCATCCTTGAGGGCTGTGCGAATGTTTATTTCTGCTCTGCGTGCCATTATTTCATCACCGCATTGAACTGGCGGACAGCGTCGTCAATGACGTTGTCGATTCTGCGTAGAATATCTGGACGCATCTCAATTACTGCTTGAACAATCATTCTATGTTTATCGCTGGAGACCCCAGAACGCTGGGCAATGTTGCGAGTAAATTGTGCGCCTTGTAGTGTTTTGCTTTGTTCTGGAGGTGTTTTGGTTCCTGCTGATTCATAAATGACACCGGCAGCGGTAGCGTCAGTTATGGCATAGCCTGACCTGTATGCGCCACGAATGTATTTGGATCTAGCATTTCTAGTCTTACCGATACCTCGTTGAACGGTTGCCTGATCGTAGGCTTTTGATGCCCAAAGACCTGCGCCTTGCGTGGCGGGAGTCCATCCTGACATAGGCGATTTCTCTGGCACAAAGCCCCTAGCGCGATTGACCACTTGCCCTAGCAGTTGGTCAATGTCCTTGTTCATGGCTTTGTTCAGATCGGGGGCAAACTGGCGCACAAGATCTATGGAGCGTAAGTCAATGGAATCATCCACGTTTGCTCCTCTCCTGTACGACGGCAATCAAAGCGCGAAGCATGATCGGATCCTCAGCCAATAACTCGGTGGGTGACATGTGTGTTTCCAATGCGAGCCACGCCAACTGCCAGGTCAGCGTGTCCCGCGTCAGCCATTTGGGTCATCGTCAATCACCTCGACGCTTTTGAGAGTGTCTAGGAACTTTTCCGATTCTGGCGGATGTAGTTCCCGGGTTCCTTCCTTTTCAAGAACTTTCCACGCCAGCCAATAAATATCAGTAGCGCGTTCATTTTCTCGAAAGATCTTGGAGAATCCTCCCTTGGCGTATTTTTCAAATGCGACCTCAATTGTCGGCGTGATGGGAAAGATTTTGACTTCCCCATCCGCCATCGTGATCTTGAGTTGTGCCATGTTGTGTCCCTTTCAACTTGGTTTATGCTTCGGTTTTTGTAACTACTGAGTTCAACTGCCATGAGATCGTTTGAGTGCTCATGTCTCCGACGGCTCCGTTGATGGGAGTCACGGAGTCCACGAATACGGTGAAAGAGTAGAGCGGGTTGGTTGGCGAAGTTGCTGCGCTTGTTTGTGAAAGTGTGCAGTAGTAAGTGCTACCGACTGCGCTGTTGAAAAGTTGCAGGGTCTTTGAAGTTTCGGGATCGTTGAACACTTCTAGATCCAATTGTCCGGATTGTAACCCTTGTACATATTTGTGAGCAAGATCCCCCATTGAGGTGATTTCTAGACTGTCATACTTCCAGGTCAAAGTTGCGCTGGAAACAAGACTGCTCAGGTTGTTGCTAGGCGAGGCTGCGGGGCCAAACTTGAACACCACGCCATTGTTGAGATATACAGCCATTATTTTGCCTCATCTTTCTTGATTGATTTTGTGGTGTCGTTCGCTTGGATTATGCCAAGGCGGAGAAGCCACGCGACATCGTGTGACTCCAAATCTTTGTCAGTAACGCTTTGCCCCAAGGTAAACCCTTCGAGGTTGCTTGCTACAACTGTGTAACTCATATCAACTCCAACTTGTGAGTGTTTCAAGGGATACGTCACAAGTGAGGAGATCACCGGACGGTAAGGACATAACGCGTGGTTGTGAAATGCTGCTGATGTTGTAAGTCTCATTGGGGATCAGGGGAATCAATGCTTGGATTGTGTTTTCAATTCCGGCAAAATTTCCTTGGTTGTCAAATAAAGGAATCGCAATCTCAATTTTGAACCTCACTTTGAGCGACAAGTCTGTGTTGTTGTTGATCATTTCAACATAAGGATCGTCCGGCACGATTGAGCAACTGTTGGCGGTGACTTGTGGTGGTGGAAATGAGTATGTTGAGTACACGCTTGGGTTTGCGATGGATGTGGCAAGTGCTGTGCGAAGAGTGGCAAAGGACATGTCTAGCCGACCATCGCTGAGGGTGCAAGGTATGGGGCAAGGAGTCCGCGGACGGTTGCCATCAACGCAAAGCCCATTTTGAAGGGTTGCGGGACACCGAAGTCGATGGAGGATGCACCGTTGCCGGGGGCTTGCCGTGATTGCCAAATGTTGATTGCGACCATAAGGCTGGCTTCTCTGACGGCTGGCACGCTGGCGTATGCGGTGCCGTGTTCGGCTGCTGCTGCTTTACCGTAGGGGCGTACAAGGTGAGTCAAATCGTTGCTGGCGGTTTTCGCGTATTGAATGTAGGAGATCCCTGATTGGGTAAGTCCGGAGTAGTTACCCCACGCGAATGCGCCGGTCTGATAAATAGACGTGTTCCAGAACTCTCCCGAAGTGAGTCCGGTGATGGTGTAAGCCCCGTTGTAAGTGGCTCCGCAACTGCTGATCGTAACGGTCTGACCCACGTTGAACACGGGTGTGGAGGCGATAGCAATGGTGGCGACGTTGTTTGTGAGTGAGGTAGCGATGACGGGTGCTGTGTTATGCCACAACATGACGTCAACAAGGTCTTGTGCCGATTGACATACTTCTTCAATCGTTGCGTCAAGGTATAAAGAGCCTATCCCAAGTGCGCTGCGCAGTTCTGCGAGCGTCACGAATGAAGCCGTCATCGCTACCTCCTCTCAAGTGTCCCGTAGAAGTTGCCCCCGGAGTTGGGACGGATCTCCGGGGACAACAGACAAATCCGACAAATTATGTCAAATTGTAGCGCTGCAACCCACCTGCGACGAGTGTCTTTGTTGCAAAATAACCGTACAAGAGAACGGAAATTTCACCCGTTGCTACGACGTTCACCGAGAGGGTGAGTTGTGGTGATTCGTAGATGGCGATTGCTGATGGTGTGGTGATGAACGCGCAATCGTCGATCGTGGTGCTGACCATGTTGGCATCGACCCACAGGTCAAGACCCATGACGTCGCCTCGGAGTCCGCGTGGTGATGATTGACCGTTGGCGTTTTGTGGTTGTGCAGCGTTG